GGCGTCCCACTCGGCCTTCGACATCCACCCGTCGCTGCTTTCGGCGATCTGGTTGAAGTAGAAGCGACAGTAGGTCGAGTCCGGCGTGGTGCGGTCGAACAGGATGGTCCTGGTCAGGCCCTCGACGTCGGCCCACGTGGCGTCGCCGTACGCCTCGATGAGGGCGGCGCGGACAGCCGTCTCGTTGCGGATCTTGTCCAGGGTGATCGAGGCTTCGAGGCAGTCGTAGAGCCAGTGCCCCTGCCGCACCATGTCGGACTCGTGGATGAGCTGGGCAACCGAGTCCTCGTTCGGGTTGTACGCGTTGGTCGTGGTGACCCACCGGGAGCCCGCCTTCGCGGTCTTCTCGACGTTGCGCTTGAGCGTCTGGTAGAAGTCGGGGCCGCCGTTCGAGCCGATCCAGTGGTGCACCTCATCCATCAGCACGAACGTCGGGCGAGCGCCCTCGTTCGTCCGGCCGGCGGTTGCCTTGGGCTTGATGGAGCCGGGCCGTCCGCTCTTGAACTGGACGGTCGCCTTGCCGATCTCCAGCCCGTACTCCACCTCGGCCGGGGACTCCGAGAGCATCCCTCGGATCATGTCGAGCGTCTGTTCCGTCTGGTCGAGCGCCGTGGCGCCGATCTGCACCACGGGGAGCGGGACCGGCTTGCCGACCGGCTGTCCGGAGGCGTCGAAGTGGCTGAACCTGCACGGCCCCAGGAACTCCACGATGGCCAGGGCCGCCAGCAGCGGTGTCTTGCCTGCGCCCTTCGCTCTGCGCAGGGTGCCGGCGGCGTACCTCCACGTCCCGTCCGGGTTGATGGCGTAGAGCCACAGCACGAACCGGAGCTGTTCCGGCGTGAAGCGCCACGGCTGGCCAGCGTTCTCACCGTCCGGTTGGACGATGTATTTCTGAGCCCACCGGATGATCTGGTAGCCCAGACTCCCGTGCGGCGCTGGGACCCCCGCAGGCAGATTCCCTGTCTGCAAGGGGCCTCACCACTCATTCATTTATTCGTTCAACAGCCGGTACAGCTCCTCGTCCAGGTCGGCCACGGGCTGGTCGGCGACGCCGGCCTGCGGTTCGTCGTCCGCGGGATCGACCAGCGTCATCCGCAGCCGCGCCCGGTCCTCGACGGTGGCGCCCCACCGCGAGACCCGCTGACGCACCTCGCCGGCGACTCGGGTGTCCCCCAGGAAGAAGCGGTCGACAAGGACGGTGGTGATCTCCAGCTCCGCCCAGTCCGTCTCGGCCCACGCCTGGGTCTGCGGAGCGGACGCCCAGGTCCGCCAGAAGCGTCGCGCGCCGGCAGTCTGCACGCCCAGGGCCTTCGGCAGCTCGCGCCCGTCCTGCTGCTCGTCGAGGAGCTGCCGTGCGTGGGGGTGGTGGTTGCGCCGTACGGCGTTCGGCTTGGGTCTGGGGCCGCGCGTCACAGCCTCACCCGACTCCGGTCGATGCCGTACAGGTCCGCCAGGTCGTCCAACTCGATGACAGCGAGCTGCTGCCAACCGCGGCGCGTCGCCGCGCGGGCGTCGGGCTTCGGCTTCGCATCCTGGGCAGGGGGCACGCAGCAGGCCCCTTCGCACGGCTCGTCGCACAGCGCGGACACGCACACCTCCCGATGAGGCCGAAGAACGAATGAATCAATGCCGATCGACGCGGTACGTCTTCTCGTGGTGGCATGCACGGCACAGGGTCAGCAGGTTGTCGGGCTCCCAGGACCCGCCGCGGCTCACCGGAACCACATGATCGACTTCGAGATGCTGGCGGGTCCCGCAGCGCTGGCAGGCGAAGCGGTCCCGCGCAAGAACCCGGGCACGCCGTGAGTTCCAGTCGCCCGGACGGGCGGCATTCCTGGGCGAGGTCCGGTTCCAGCTCCTACGGAGCTGGTGCTCCAGGCACCGCCCCTCCCGAGCCGCCTTGAGCGTGCATCCGGGTGCGAGGCAGATGGATGCAGCACGGGGCACGGCGCCTCCCCCCTGATGAATCGGCCCCGGGCGGCTACTGGTCTGGCGCCCGGGGCGGTCCCCTCGTCCCTCGAACCCGGAGGCTGGGAAGCCTTCGGGGAGCATGAGGAGAGCCTCAAAAAGTGGTGCGCTCGGTGGTCACACTGACCGAGCGAATGCTCGCCACAAGGAAAGACGGGCTATGTCGTACGAATCAACCGCCTTCTCTTTGGACATTACTTACGTACCTGTTAGACGGCGTGGGTCCTAACACCCTCGAACCAGAATGAGACCCAAGTCACACGCATGGACCGGCCGTGTCGGGGCGGATGTCGCGTCGGGATGTGGTTGATGCGCGGGAAGTCTTGCGGTACCCTGGGTCCCTGCGGTCGATGTCGAGACACTCTTCGAAACGGGGAATCCAGTGGCCAAGTTGCCGAGCCGCGCAGAGCTTGTGAAGCTCTTCCTGCAAGGCTATGACGACAACGAATTGGCCGAACAGTATGGGGTAACACCTGCCGCGGTGAATAAGCGCAGGCTAATTCTTGAGATGCGCAAGAAGCCGATCGCGCATGCGGTGAACAATCTGATCCCCTGGGAGGTCAAGACAGCCCACCGCGGCGCGAGCCACCATAACAACGCACGCTTGCAGGGGCTCAAGCTCTATCTGCGTAAGAGGCTGGGAGACGATACGCTCAGCGAGCGGCAGATGGCAGATGCCGGCCGTTTCGAACGGCGTATCCGGCGGGACGGCGTGGTCCTCGACTATGACCCCGACTCCGATCAGGGCTTTCATTTCAGGCGCCGCAGAGCCGAGGACGGGCGGCGCGTACTGGCCTGGCCGCCTGGCGTCGAGCTGCCCTCCGGTGAGGAGTTGAAGGCACTCGATCTACCCGACGATGAGTCCTGAACTGATGAACCCCAGATAAACGAATACGACTTCGCGCCGTGTTGACCTCCCCTTTAGGGAGGTCTTTTCGTGTGAGGGTTGCCTGATCGGCAAGAACTTTCCTGTGAAGCACGTCACGCTGTTCGCGTGAATGTGTGCATGTAGTGTGCTCCTAGCCATTCACGGAATCCTTTGGGGAGCGCTATGGGCCTGCTCTCTGTCGTCACAACGACGGCTGCCCCAGGGCTAGTGCAGAATCTGATCGCCTCTCCGATGATCAGTCACAAAATCGTGCTCATGACATCGGCGATCACTGTTGCCCGGGTGGTGTGTGAACGATACGGGTCGTTCTTCTATGTCGTCCTCACTGATCTTGCAGGTGAAGCCGACTTGCGTGAACTATCGTCGCTGAGTGACGAGTTGGGGGGTGTTCAATGGGATGCGTGCGTGATCGACACGGAACGCCTTGATCGCCCTCATGCATGGTTTCCCGGGTCCACATATTCGGTCACCCACACTGTCTACCGAAGGGTAACTGGCCATGACTTCCATCAGGATTGAGGATCAGCCGCGCTCGGTGAGCCAGCTCCAGCAGTACGAGGAGTGCCCACTGCGCTACTACCTGGCCCGGGTCGAGCGGGTGCAGCCGCGGCCGGCTGCGTGGAGCATCCACGGCACCGCGTTCCACGAGGTCGCGGAGGCCGTCGAGCTGACCGAGGGGGCGCTCAGCGAAGGGGAGGCGGTGGAGCTGTTCTCCGACATCTACGCGCGGGGGGTCCAAGAGGCCCTGGACCGGGAGCCGGACACCGGCCGATGGCTGGCCGCCGGCCGTTCCGGAGGTGAGGACATCGAGCACCGGTACGTCCTCGGCCAGGCCCAGACCGCGCGATATGTGCAGTGGAGAGCCGAACGCCCCACGCCCCTCTGGCGCACCCCCAGCGGCCAGCTCGCCGTCGAGGTCTACTTCGAAGTGAAGTTGGCGGGCGTACCCGTCCGCGGCTACATCGATCAGCTCGTGGAGGAGCCAGACGGCGCGGTGCGCGTCAGGGACCTGAAGACCGGCTCCACAAAGTCACGCGTCCAACTTGAGACGTACAAGGTGGCCGCCGAGCGGACGTGGGGAATTTCGGTGAGCACAGGCGACTGGTACCTGGCGCGCAACGGAGGGCTGTCGAGGCGGTTGGACCTCGTGGAGGTCTCCGAGGCGGCCGTGGCCGCCAGGTACGTGGCCATGGACGAGGCGGTCAAGCAGGGAGACTTCCCAGCGCGCCCCGGCTTCCACTGCTCCTTCTGTGACGTGTCGCATGTCTGCTCAGCAAAGTCAAGGGGTTGATGCGCGGTAATTAGCCTGCTAGCTTGAGAAGTGGAACGAGGGGCCCGCTCGGCGGGCTTGTTTTTTCTGACAAAAGTTGATGCGCGGTAACTTGGAGGGTGGGTCGGCGCCCACCCTCCGGTCGACCGGAAGGAGGGAGATGTACTCACTGCCGCAGAGCGTGCGGATGAAGGGTTCGGCAGGCGAGCCGATCCCTCACCCCTGGAAGGTGCTGAGTAGCATCGACACGGAGTTCCGCCGCGGAGACCTCAGTGTGGTTGCCGCAGGCGCCGGCACCGGCAAGAGCCTGCTGGCGCTGAATCTGGCGGTTCTGTCCAATGTCCCGACCCTTTACTGGTCTGCGGACAGCACGGCCTCAACGCAGATAACGCGAGCTGCGGCGATCCTCACGGGGGGCAACGTGAAGGAGATCAAGCGGCGACTCCAAGCGGACGACTTCGAGGCGTACGACGCTGCGCTGGGGGAGCGTTGGTGGATTCGCTTCAACTATGACGCTCGCCCGACTCCGGGGGAGATGGAGAGGCACCTCGCGACCTACTTCGAGCTGTACAACATCTTCCCGCACCTGATCATCGCCGACAATCTTAGCAATCTCGACTCGGGGGAGCGTGCGCGTACCGCGGATGGGTACACCTTCGGCCTGGAAGGCATGTGCGACTACCTGGCGGAAATGGCACGCGAGACGCAGGCGCATGTAATGGCCATGCATCACGTGGTCGGGGAGTTCGCGGACGGCCTGAAGCCCATCCCGCAGTCCGGCCTCAAGGGGAAGATTTCTCGCGTCCCTTCCCTCGTGTTGACCATGCACAAGGAGATCGACGGCATGAACGGTCGTCTCCTCCATGTAAGCCCGGTGAAAAACCGTGAGGGGTTCGAGGACTCCAGCGGCGAGACCTACGCGACCCTGTCGTTCAATACATCGAACATGCGGATAACGGATGCGGACTTCTGAATTTTTTTGCCCTTAAGGTTGATGCGCGGTAACTCGGGAAGGTGAATGCTTGCATGGCTTCTCAGGCGCGACGGAACAAGGACAAGGGTTATCGCTTCGAGCGGGCATTCGTTGACGTGCTCGTGCGGGAGATGCAGGACTACCCCGAGGTTGCCGAGGAGATCGGTCGGCATGGGACCGTCAACGGGGTCGCCGATCGCGGCGACATTCGCATGGGGTCTATGGCCTGGGTGTGGGAGCTGAAGAACGTTGCCCGGTTCGATCTCGCGGGCTTCATGAAGGAGCTGGAGCGCGAGATAGCGAATCACCCGAAGGCCGAGAACGGTGCCGTGGTGATTAAGGCTCGTATGAAGGGTGCCGCGGACGCGTACGCAGTCATGCCGGCGTGGCGCCTGATCCGGCTTATCCGCGAGAACTACGAGCTGAAGAAGATGCTGAGGATCGAACGCGAAATGAGGAAGGCAGCATGACGGACGAGTCGGGAGAGGTGACGTCGACGGTGAGTCCGATTCGAGAGTGGCGCGGTTCGCACCACACTTGGGTCTCCTCGTACCGGAGGTACGAGTTCCCCGTCACCGTGCGGAGGATCGAGCAGGATGAGTGCGCCAAAGCCGCCGATAGCTGAGGTGTTCAAGCTCTACTACAGCGACACCGCGGTGCGGAACCAGGAGCGCTGGCAAAAGATCTGCTGCCCCCTCCACCGTGAAAGAAATCCCAGTGCGTCCGTGAACACGGTTCTTCAGCGGTGGACGTGTTTTGTCTGCGGCATCTCTGAGGACTCATGGAGTGTCATCATGCGAGAGGAAGAATGCAGTTTCCGCGAAGCTCAAGATTTCGCACGTGCCAGATTCGGTCACGGCGGCGAAGGACTACTTCGCCCAGTTCAAGGGAAGTCCGGCGGAGGAGTACATCCGCAAAAGGGGCCTGGCGGGGGTGGCCGAGCGATATCGTCTAGGATACGTCGCTTCGGCGAGAACAGGGCATGAGCGACTGGTTGGTCGCCTGGTCATTCCGTACCTTCGCCCGGCCGGCGGCGACCGGGCCGTTGCGACCCTGCGTTTCCGGTGCATAGAAGACCACGACTGCAAGGTGCACGGGGGTGACAAGTACAAGTCCCTCCCGGGCGACATGGCGAGGCTCTTCAACACATCCGCTCTCGTCAAGCCCAGCGCTGCTGTGGCGATATGCGAGGGAGAACTCGACGCCCTGTCCGTTGAGGCCGCAGGGTTCCCGGCAGTGGCGGTGCAGGGCGTCGGCACCTGGCGCGACCACTTCGACCCCGCCTTCTACGGTTTCGAGACGGTCCTGATCATCGCCGACGACGACGAGCCGGGGCTGAAGTTCGCCGACAAGCTCGCCTCCAGGCTCGGCAACGCCCGGGTCATCGTGCTGGGTGGCGGGCACGACGCCAACTCATTCATTCAGGCGTACGGGACTGATTCCCTGCGAGAGAGGCTGCGAACGTGACTACATTTCATATTGGCGACCGCGTGGTGGTAGCGGAACCACCCGGAGGCCCGTCGGGCGCCCTGGGACTATTCCTCGGAAGATCCGGAGTGATCGTCGCTCCGGACGCCCCATCGGATGTTCCGTACCCCTACGCAGTCCAACTTGATGACGGTCCCAAGTTGTGCTTCGCACCCGACGAGTTGGCATCCGAGTCCCCCACCACCCCCCAGGAGAGTGGCAACCCCGAGCATTACACCTCCCATCCGAGCGGAGTGGAATGCATCGACATCGCCAAGTGGATGAACTTCCCCCTGGGCAACGCCATCAAATACATCTGGCGGGCCGGCCTGAAGGAGGCCGACCCTATCCCCGATCTACGCAAGGCCAGGGATTACCTGGAAATCGAGATCAACAGACTTCAGGAGCAGCATATTGCGTAGGATCGTAATCGTCAGCGATCTTCAAATGCCTTACGAAGATCGCCGTGCCCTACGGAACGTCATCGCATTCATTGGTGCATACCAGCCGGACACCGTCGTGCAGATCGGTGACCTCGTGGACTACCCCGCACCCTCCAGGTGGACGGCCGGAACACGTGCGGAGTTCGAAGGGGGCGTCATCCGCGACTCGCATTACGCGCAGCGGAACTTCCTCGCCCCGCTCCGTGACGTCTACAGCGGCGAGGTTCTGATCCTCAAGGGGAACCACGACGAGCGGCCAGAGAAGTACCTGTCGAAACGCGCCCCCGCACTCGCGGCTGAGGACGACTTCTACAAGTTCGAGAAGTTGCTGAACTTCGACGCTTTCGGGGTCAAACTCATCCCCCCTTATTACCGTATCGCCCCGGGGTGGGTCGCGATCCACGGTCACGAGTCACCCGGACTCAACCAAGTGGCCGGCCGCACTGCGGCCTCGAAAGCGAAGAAGGCCGGAGTCTCGTTGGCCATGGGACACACCCACCGCCTCGCGGTGTCCCCCGAGACAACCGGCTACGGCGGGAAGCTCAGGACGCTGTACGGGTTCGAGGTCGGGCATCTCATGGACATCCGAAAGGCTGAATACCTGAACCACGGGCCGGCGAACTGGCAACGCGGTTTCGGAATGTTGTATGTCGGTGACTTCGGTGCTACTCCCCACGCCATACCCGTGGAGGACGACGGGAGCTTCGTGGTCGAGGGGGTCAGGTACGGAAAGCTTCAGCGCGGACCCGGCGGGCGGTTCACCGCCAAGGAGAACGGATGAACCTGGACTGGAAGTACCTCAGCGACCTCGCTGACAAGGTCGCGCGATCCATTGCAGCCAGCTGGTCCGTCGTAGAGAAAGACGACGTGAAGCAGGAAATACTGCTGCATGCCTACGCGAAGCGTGCCGCAATCGAGCAGCACTATGGTGACGAGGACATGCTCTGGCGCATCTTCCGGACGGCAGGAATTCAGTATGCGTCGGCTGAACGTGACGCTAGGGATCTGCTGGATGACCGCTACTACTACACGCCCGGTGAAGCGAAAGCAGCCCTGCGTACCTTCCTTTACACCAGCGCTGAACTCGGCGACATGCTCGGGAAGAAGGACGACTTGCTGAGCTGCACCGTATCGGACAATCTCGTCACGGCCCGCATGGACGCCGCTGCCTCCATGAAGAAACTTCCCGCCCGCTACCAGCAGCTCTTGATTAAGAAGTACGTATACGGCCTGCCTGTCGATAACACCGCTGACGCCATGGCACTAAGCAGAGCCGCCGTTGCCCTCGCCCGCGCAATGAACCGGATGGTGAGAAGCACGTGATCGAAACGCAACATACCTACCGCCGGGACATCGACAGCCGGCATCAGATCCGGATCAAGGTCCTGTACGACACCGCACCCCACACACAGACCTACCTCAGCTATCAGGGCGATACCGGCGAACAAGTCGAGATCCTGATCGGCCACTCGGACCTGCCGCCCCTCATCGACATGCTCATCGCCGCCCAAGACGCCCCCTGCACGCATCGAGGAGCCGAGTGACCCCCTTCGCCACTGAGACCGCCGAGACGGTGTACCGCCGCACCTACGCACGCACCCTGCCGGACGGCCGTCAGGAGACCTGGCCGGAGACCGTGCGCCGGGTCGTGGACGGCAACCTCGCCCTGGTCCCGCGCCGGTACGTCGAACCCGGGGAACGCGAGGCCCTTGTCGAGTTGATCGAAGCCTTCCGCGTCCTCCCGGCTGGCCGGCACCTGAAGTCCTCGGGCGTGAACGACTTCGCGCTGAACAACTGCTGGGCCGCAGGCTGGGACGCCGCGAAGCCCGAGGAGCACTTCACCTTCACCCTGCTGCGCCTGGCGGAGGGCGGCGGCGTCGGCGCCAACTACTCCGACCGCTACCTGCGCGACTTCCCCGAGGTACAGGTGCCGGTCGAGGTCCACATCGTGTGCGACCCCGACCACGCCGACTACCTGGAGCTGGTGGAGGCCGGCGTCATCTCCACCGAGTACAGCCACACCTGGGCCGGCGCCTACCCGGTGGAGGACAGCCGGGAGGGGTGGGCAGCCGCGCTCGGTGATCTCATCCGCACCGCGCACGACACCACGACCAAGCACACCCAGCGCGTCTACGACGTCAGCCGGGTCCGTCCCAAGGGCTCGGTGCTGCGGTCCTTCGGCGGCACCGCCAGCGGCCCGGCCCCGTTCGCGAGGATGCTGCACCGCATCGGGAAGATCCTCTGGGCGGCCCGAGGAGACCGGCTCGACGGCATCGACGCCATGGACATCGACCACGAGATTGCCCAGTGCATCATCGCCGGCGGAGTCCGGCGCAGCGCCCGCATGTCGACCATGCACTGGGCCGACCCCATGATCAATTCGTTCCTCACGCTCAAGGCGGGCGGAGGGCACTGGACGACCAACATCTCGGTCGAGGTGGATGACGCGTTCATCCGGTTGCTGGGAAAGATGGACAGCCCATCGTGGCCCGTCCTCTACCGCGTGGCCAAGGGGATGCTGCACAACGGCGAGCCCGGCCTGTGGAATGCCAGCCTCAGCGCGGCCGGAGAAGTGGACGGGATCTACACCACCAACCCCTGCGGAGAAGCCACCCTCACCGCATGGGAACCGTGCAACCTCGGCTCCGTGAACCTCGGCTCGTTCGTCAACTCGGCCGGCCAAGTAGACCGCACCGGCCTCATGAAGGCCCACCGCTTGCTCACCCGGTTCCTCATCCGAGCCACCTACGCCCCGGCCGCCGACGCCAAGTCGGCCGGCGCCATCGCGCGCTACCGCCGCATCGGCGTCGGACACCTCGGCCTCGCCGACTACCTGATCAAGCGCGGCATCCGCTATTCCGAGGCCACCGAGAAGCCGACGGTACGAGAGGAACTGCGACAGCTCGCCACAGTGGTGGACCAAGCGGCCACCGACTACGCAAACGAACTCCGGATACCCGTCCCCGTCAAGAAGAGAGTGATCGCACCGACAGGAACCACAAGCAAACTGGCCGGAGCCTCGGGCGAAGGCATCCACCCCCTGTTCGCTACCCACTTCATCCGGAGGGTGCGGTTCTCCGACCTGGAGCCCAGCGAGGTCGCACAGGTCCAGGCGTACCGGGAGGCCGGGTACCACGTCGAGCCCTGCGCGTACGCGACGAACACCACCGTCGTTGCCATCCCGACCAAGGACCCGCTTGCCGACATCGCCGACTCGTCCGCGGTCGAGCACGCTGGCCAGCTCGCCATCGAAGACATGCTCGCAATGCAGGTCATGTACCAGGAGGTCTGGGCTGACCAGGCGGTGTCTTACACCGTCAACGTAGATCCCACTCGGTACGGGCCCGAAGAGCTGGCGGGGCTACTGAAGCGGTACCTGCCCGCGCTGAAGGGCACCACGGTGTTCCCCGAGATGAGCCACCAGCAGTCGCCCTACGAGCGCATCAGCCGACAAGAGTACGACCGCCTGACCGCCGACCTCGACGCGACCAACACGGACACCAGCTACGACGAAACCTGCACCTCCGGCGCCTGCCCCATCTGAACCTGCCACACCCTGAAGGGACCCATGACCACCTATCCCGACCCGTTCGAGGACACGTCCCCCTGGGACACGCCCACCAACACTCCCAAGACCAACACCGCCATGGAGGCAACCCTGACCCCGCCCGCAGCCCACGCTCACCCCTTCAAGATCGGCTTCACCCTGAAGGCCGGCACGGGCTTCGACGCCGAATGGCTGACCCCCACCGTCTACGGCACCACGGCAGAAGAGACCGCCCAGCGCGGCGCCGAACTGCTCACCGCCATGAAGACGGCCGGGCTGATCGACCTCACCGCCAAGGCCGCCGAATACACCCGCGGCCAGCACCGGGGGGCCAGCAGCGCAACGACCAAGCGCTTCGAGGACGGGAAGGTGCGGCGGGCCGAGGCGCCGTCCGACGACGGTGACACCTGCCCTCACGGCCGCAAGCTGGTCGAGAAGGCGAACTGGTCCGCGAAGTTCTGTCAGGCCGAGGACCGTGCCGGCCAGTGCGCCCCGCTCTGGCGACAGAAGGACGGAAGCTTCAAGGCCAAGTGATCCGTTACTCAAGCCCTAAAAGTTGATGCGCGGTATATGGGGGTCGCTGGAGCCGACCCCCACCCAACCAAGGAGTTCGCATGGCACCTGCTTATGCCGGTGGAGAGCCGAGTGCTACGGGGGAGTCGCTGAGGCTGCCCACGGGGCTCGCGAAGTTCCTGATCGAGGGGGTGGACAACGGCGGAATCGACGTCGCCTGCGCTGTGTGCGAGGAATTCGTCGCGTCCGGCGGATGCACATGCTGCGACGATAGGCAGGTGACGGTCGAGGACGTTCTTGCGGCTTGTCGAGCCCACCGCTGCGAAGCGCGGACCGCCCGACCGCAACTCCATGAGTTCGAAGACTAGTGCGGACGATTGACTACACGGTGCAGGCTCGCCAGATCATCATCCGTGTAGCCGAGACTGCTGAAGACCTCGGGCACTTCCAAGAGTTCAGCGCAGCCAACCCCGTTCTCGGCTGGGACACCGAGACCACCGGATTGGACTGGTGGGCAGGCACCTTCAGGTGCCGCCTGGTGCAGTTCGGAACGGCCAACGAAGCGTGGGTGCTCCCGGTGGAACTGGGGGAACCGTTCGCCGAGGTAGCGGCGAAAACCCTGCGTCATGCCGAGCTGCTGGTCGCCCACCACGGCACGTACGACATGCATGTGGCCGAACGATGCCTCGGTGTCCCCATGGAGGAGCTGGCCAGCCGATCCCTGGACACGAAGCTCCTTGCGCACCTAGTGGACCCCCGGGCCCTTAAGGAAGGCGGCCCCGGTCTCAAACTCGAAGAGCTGATCGGCCACTATATCGATGCCCAGGCCGCGGCCGAGGTAAAGGGCTCCATGGCCGCCCTCGCCCGGAAGCACAAAGTGACCAAGGAAAAGATATGGGCCGCGGTTGACCTGTTCGACCCTGACTACCTGCTCTACGCCGGCATGGACCCGGTATGGGTCTACCGCCTGCTACACATTCTCCTCCCGAAAGTGCCTGCCCGTTCCCGTCGAAAAGGACTCATCTCTTGGGAACACCGGGTCGCGCACATCGGTGCCAAATACGAACGTAACGGGTTGCGTATCGATGGCGCATACGCACGTGCCCGCTCGCACGAGCTGACCGAGCAGCAGAGGCGCTACGAGGGAGAAGCGCGCCGCTTTGGCGTCGAGAACGTTGGCTCGAACCAGCAGCTCGCCGAGGCTTTCACCCGGCTCGGTGTGAATCTCACCAAGAAGACCGCCAAGGGCAACCTGGCGATGGACGACACGGTTCTGTCCGCCGTCGATCACCCCCTGGCTACAGCAGTGAAGGAGGCCAAGAAGGCGGCAAAGTGGCGGGCGACGTGGTTCGACAGAGCCCTTGCCGGGATGGATTCCAGAGGCATGGTCCATGCCAGCATCAACACTTGCCAGGCGCGGACGGCCCGGATGTCCATCTCCGGCTCCATCCCGGCGCAGACGTTCCCGAAAGGCTCGGGCTACGTCCGCAGTTGTTTCATAGCCGAGCCCGGCCACGTTCTCGTCTCGACCGACTACGCCAACATGGAGCTGCGGTTCCTCGCCGCAGATTCCGGAGACCAGACCATGCTCGAAGCCTTCCACCAGGGCCTCGACCTCCACCAGATGACGGCGGACGCGGCCGGCGTGAGCCGGGCCGCAGGAAAGGGCACCAACTTCACCGTCTGCTATGGCGGGGGCTGGAGAGCCGTGGTCGAGCAGTACGGTGTCTCGGAGGATGAAGCCAAGAAGGCAGTCAAGGCATTCTGGGATACCTACCCGGGTGTGAAGCGGCTGTCGGACAGACTTCAGCGCGAAGCCCGCCGATATGGCTACATCTGGACCGCCACCGGACGACGCCTTCCCGTGGACCAGGATCGACCATATGCCGCCCTCAACTACCGCATCCAGTCGTCCTGCCGAGACGTGACAGCCCGAGCAATGGTCGAGCTAGACCGGCACGGCTACTCCCAGTACGTCAAACTCCCCATCCACGACGAGTTCATCTTCTCATTTCCCGAAGACCGGGCCGAAGAAATGGCCGAAGCCACGGCTCGACTCATGGAATTCACCTACAAGGGCCTCCTCATCCCTGCCGAGCCGGAGATCGCCGGCCGGTCCTGGGGCGACCTGTACGACGGCGACACCAAGCACTAGGAGCACCATGAGCACCACCGCCGAGAACCCCTCCGACGGCCCGATGCAGCACCTCTTCGAGCAATTCGAAGCCGACTTCAACGCCGGCCGACTGGAGAAGGCCGGCGTCCTCGCCGTCACCGCGGCCCGCATCACGGGCCTGGTCTACCTCGAAGCCATCGGAGCCGGCGTCCCCCACAGCATCGCGCAGGACATGGCCGTGGACTTCTGGGCCAACCAGATGGGCACTCCGGTCCTCGTCACCGAGGACGACGACGAGTGAATGAATCATTCCCCCGGCCCAACTGGGACCACTGGGCGCTCGGCATCGCCGATGCCGTGGCCACGCGAGGAGACTGCACCCGCTCCCACGTCGGCGCCGTGCTCCTGGACCACCGGAAGCGCGTCGTCATGACCGGTTACAACGGCGCGCCCGCCGGTCGTCCCGGATGCCTGGCCGACGCCTGCCCGCGCGGCAGGGCCTCGTTCGCAGAGATCCCCTCCGGCAGCGACTACTCCAACTGCGTTGCCCTGCACGCCGAGGAGAACGTCCTGATCCACGCCCGTCGCGAAGACCTCGACGGCGGCACCATCTATGTCACCCGCGAACCCTGCTACCGCTGCCTGCCACGGCTCGAAGCAGCCGGACTGACCCGCGTCGTGTGGCGCGACGGAGCGGAAGTCTGGTCAGAGACGCTGAGAGGAGCCAGCCCTGCCCACGATGCTCACCCTTGATGAGGTCGCCGCCTACCTGAACAAGCCGAAGGGCTGGGTCTACGCCAACTGGAAGACGGAAGGCATCCCCTTCAAGCGCATCGGCAACCAGCTCCGATGCCGATTGCGGGACCTCGATGCCTGGATAGACCAGCAGGCCGCCGCCTAATCCCCGGCCGGGGCGAGCCCGAGCTTCGTCAGAGTCTCCGCCGACTTCGACGTGGGCTCGCCCCCGGGCTTCCCCGCGACCGAGGCCGTCAGATAGCCGTCCTTGCGGGCCTGCTTGAGGTGGCCACTGACCGTGGGCACGCTCCGGCCCACCAGTTCGGCCAGGCGCGGCACCAACGGCCGCACCCCTGTCCGGGACAGCTCGTCGTAGACAGTGGCCAGGGCCGCCAGGTACGCCCCCGCCACCCCGTGCTCGTCCAGCAGACGCGGGAGCGCGCTGCCGAGCTGCGGAGCGGCCTCGGGCGATCCGGCGTCGCTGCGTTCCTGGGCGGCGCGTTCAGCCGTGGCCGCCGGGTTGAGTGACCGCAGAACGGTCGTGGAGATGCCTCGCGCGACGTCCCTCGGGGCCGCGTCCGCCGCCGCCTCGATCACCACCCGCTGAGGCCCGCCTTCGATCCCCCCGGCGGGCCACCACATCCGCACGTTCCACGCACCGTGCCGCTCGCTGATCTCGACGCCTTCGCTGTCGCTCATGCCCAGCAACCTACAGTCATAGGCAATGGGCCATTGACTATTGACATAAGGGGGTGGGGTTGGCGACTGTTGGAGGTGGGGCCCCGACACAGGCCCCTGACCACAGGAAGGACACACATGGTCAAGAGAGCCAACGGGCTGGGCAGCACGCCCGAAGAGATCAGGCGCGCGGGCCGGCCGAACACCTGGGGCGTCCGGACGCCCGTGCACTTCGACGCGGCGGCCGGCAAGAAGATCCGCTACTGGATCGGACGGGACTACCCCACCAAGACGGCCGCCGAGAAGGCCCTGCGCGAGTGGCTGAACAAGCGGGACGAGGGCAAGCTGCCCGCCCGCACCGACATGACCGTGGGCCAGTTGCTCGACAACTTCCTGGCCAACCACCAGGGCGAGGCCACCACCACGGCCGGGTACGAGCCCAAGATCCGCCTCCACATCAAGCCGCGCCTGGGCAACATCAAGATCGTGGACGTCACCGACGACATGCTCGACAGGCTGTACCGCGAACTGGAGACGCAGCCGTGCGCCACCAACGGCGGCAAGCCCTTGGGGCCGAAGACCGTGCGGCACATCCACAACATCATTTCCGGGGCCTTCAGCACCGTCGTGCCCAAGCTGCTCCCGGCGAACCCGGCAGCGACGGCGCACCCGCCGACCGAGCGGCAGATCAAGGCGGCCAAGCCCGACTACCCGACCCTCAACGACGAACAGACCCGGGCCTTCCTGACGGACATCTGGACCCCCTGCGGGAACAGCCGGTGCCACGAGTGGCACCACTGCCTTCGGGACGCTCCGCTGTGGACGGCCTACGTCGCGACTGGATGCCGCCGCTCGGAAGTCCTGGGGTGGAAATGGTCGCTGATCAACTGGGACGAGGGCAGCATCGAACTCGACTGGGTGGTGGTTGAAGTCGGTCGCGGTTATGAGCTGCGCAGGCTCACCAAGGACGGAGATGACAAGCCGATCATCTACGTCGATCAGTCCCTCATGGGCGTACTCAAGATTCAGAAGGAGCGACAGGACAGAGAGATCGCCCGCCTTGGAGCAGCATGGACGGACCACGACCTGGTGTTCGCCCGCGATGGCTGGCGGCTGCGGTCCACCGACCGTGCCGGCGGTCCCCAGGACCCCGACAAGGTGACCGCCCGCTGGCGCACGGTCCGCAGTCGTCTGGACCTGCCGGACAGGTTCCGGCTCCACGACGCCCGCGCCAGCAAGATCAACAATGATCTCGACGCCGGAGAGAACCCCGTCGAGGTCGCGGCGAACGCTCGCCACCACAGCCCTGGCTACAGCATGAGGGCCTATGGTCGCCGCCGGGCCGACTCGGCGAAGAAGCTGGCCACCGCGAGCGCCGCCCGCATCGGGCTGGCCACGGTCGCCTGA